GGTATTTTTATTTTACCAGCCGTTTAAATTTTTAAACTCGGCTTTTCTTGCTTTATAATTTTCTTCAGAATATTTTCTGGACTCTTTTTCTGTAAAAGTATTTCCTGTATCAGGATTAATTTCTTTAGCTTTATTTTCTCTTATTACTTTAGACACTTGAGATAACATAAAATGATTCATTTCTTTTGTATACAGTAGTTCATCCGGTATATCTATATCGTATGTCTTCATATCTTGTTGAAATTCTTCATCAGAGTAATCTGTTATACCTGCAAGTGCTTGTGGGTTGTAACTTTGTTTGGCCATTATAATGATCCTCTCCCAAATATTAATGCCGTAAAGAATATACTTAATATTACTAATAACATTTTAATTTTCCTTTTCTGTTAAGATACCGTTGTGTGCTAAGAATAGATCATACTGTTCTGCACCTATATTGGCATCATCTTGTTTACTAATAAAATAATCACGCATATTCTCTCTGTTGTATGCATAAGTATCGGGGTCAATACCTTCAATCTCACAGTAGCGTTCATCAGTCATTAGTGGTTTTTTATTTTTACTAAGTAAGTACCGATCACGCAAAGCAAACCAATTGTAATGAGTTTTGTTTGTCATGTTTCACCTATGAAAAGAAGTTACGTGAACCAATGACTTCGAATATATCTAGGTCACCAAGCTCTGGTACTTCTATGGTGCAGTTATTATTTGTTACACAATCTTTAACTGCTTCCAAGGGGTTATCGTTGCTGTACATCTCAACGAATTTTTCTTGTGTTATTTGTTTTAATAATTCAACATCAGAGGCATGGCAACTAAAGCTATCATGTACTGCACCGAAGTTGATACCGAATTTATCTATCACTAGTGCCATGTGAGTAGCATCTTGTGAATGAATGTAGTTAGGAGAGATACCTGCGCTAGCTTCTCTTCTGTTTGTTGTATCTAAGTATATCTTAGCTACGTGATTGATACGCCCTGGTTGTTTAGATGCACCACCAATTACACCACGTAAGGTAGACTTACAAGTGTCTTGTCGTGTAGCATTAACCTTGTATATAACAGGGAAGCCTGACTTAGTCATCCAACGTATATCATCACCTGCATAGCCTTTAACTAATACTAGTTTACACTCAGATAACTTAGAGTTAATCTTGTTTAATACTAGTGTGTTTTCTACAGTAGGATTAGCTCTTTGTTCTTTGTTAGCTATACGAGCTTCTTTCTTGTACTTACTTATAGTAGAATTAGATATCTTATTACCATCAGGGTCTTGATACTCAAAAGTACCTAGCTCCCATTGCGCTAAGTCTTGTAGGAACTTCATTGTTGTCTGAGAACCAGGACACACATGTTCAATAGCCTTAAGTATATGTGGAGCTAACTCATCACAATCTATTTGAGTTATATTATACTGTTCATCTGCGCCAGCCTGTACACAATCAGAATACATTGATTCAGCTATTGTTTGTGCTCCTGCAGAGTAGGCTCTTGTCATTGTAGCTCTCTTAGAGATTAACTTACGTATCTCTGCATAAGACATAGGTCTGTTTACAAAGAAATCAGGAGCTAACTCAACTATCTTTTGAGCTACCTTAACATATAAGTCATGTGGTACTGCACTGTCTTGTAGTGCTACTAAATTACCTGTCTTATTATCTCTAGATAGTGCGGCTGAATGTTGGTAACCATTACATGTGCCGTCAATAGCTACAGGTATACTTGATGTTGGCATTTCACCTGCATCTTCCATATCAGCTATATCACACCACTCTATACAACAAGCTAGAAACACTACTGGCTTCTCACATTTATGTAAGATGCTATTGTTAGCTGTGTTCTCTATCAAATCCCAGTTATTATTAAACCAGTTTATTCTATCTTCAAGAGAAAACTTATCTACACTTATGGTATCTATACCTTCTTTAATAAGCATATCATTATAGTCTTCTTCTACCCAGCTAGGTATTTTATTTACATCATACTTCTCATTGTAAGAGTTAGCTGTGTGTATAGCTAAAGCTCTCTTACCTTCACCATCAATTAATTTAGATTCACTGAAGGACATAAGCCCTCTAGCCATATCGTTACCTTGATAGTTCATGTAAGGTTCTTTGTAGTATACTCTACCTCTGTAATCTAGATCTACTAAAGAATAAAACCTAGGCCACTCAGCTAGTTGTTTAGCTTTACCTAAAGTAGTTTTAATCTCTGCACGTTTAGCTCTAACTTGTAGAGGTCTTAAAGTCTTTTCCCATTCTTTAGCTATAGTATTATACGCTTGTTTGTTAGCTGAAGAAGGGTTCTTTTGATACTTCTCATATGCAGTCTTTAATACTGATTTAGGTATAGCATCTTTATACATAGGTGTATCTTCAGGTAGTATATCTTCTATTTTATCTATAAGAACATCTAATACCTTTGGATTTATCTTCCAGGAGGTTTGTTGTAGATTATTAGCTGCTCTAACAAAAGATGAGTCAATATAAACATTATTAAACTTATCTTTCTGTTCTTGAGGTGCTGATATACCCCATCGTTTTATTAAAGGGTAGTTCTTAGGTTGCATTATATTACTTATAGCTTCAGGTATCACATCTACTGTATATACGAGTAATCCTTTACTTTCAATAAGTTTAAACTCACCTATCTCTTCCCAACGGTCTGTTGGTTCAATCATATAAGGTGCTTGAGCATTGTAAGCGCCAAAGCCTTCTGCCCTTTTAACTGTAATAAAGCCTGATTGTACATAGGCTTCTAGCACTAAGTCACCTGTCCTTATTGACTGATGAAAGCTACACTTAGCATTGAAGTATCTAGTGAATACGTGTTCACCAATACCTGTACTTACTTGTGTAACTTTAGCTAGACCTATAGGTTGTTCAGGATATTCTCTAGTAAAGTTAGAGGACATCTTATCGAAAGCTACTTGTACTATATTAGGTAAGCTCTCTTTAAAGCTAGATATAGTACGTAAAATCTGAGCACCCTTATTTGCTTTAGGGTTATTCATATTTACACTAGAAACTTTTGTTATTAGATAATCCACCACTTCATTTAGAGGGTCTTTCAAGTTATCTTCCATTTAGGTATTCCCTTTTAATAATGGACTTCAATTATATATTAAGGCCGTCTAACATATCATCGTATAATCCATCGTGTAATCTGCCTGTTTCATAATCAAACTTACAAGTACCTGCTGGACCTGTCTTACCAGTATATCTTGATTTTAATACTGATAGTCTGATTGTGTTTCTTTCTTCTTCTTTCTCTGCAGTTATATTACGAGCAAAGGCTAGTATATCGTGAGATATTTGTTTGATAGAACCAGAACCACGTATATCATCTACAGTAGGTAATCTACCTTCTTCAAATGATTGACCTGCTGTACCCATCTTTCTTAAGTGAGACACTAGGCCTATCCACACGTTATGTTGCTTGGTTATTCTTAGTAGATCATTCATCACCTTATCTATAGCTTCGTTACCCGTTAGCCCATCGGAGCCTTCAGATACTAGTATAGTTATATGGTCAATGAACAAGTACTTACACCCAGATAAAGCCATGTATTCTAGCTGAGATATGATACCATTAGACATAGAACCACAGTGATCTAACACTAGTACTCTATCTTTAAACTTATCGAAGCCTACTCTTAGTTCATCTAGCTCTATCTTATCTGCAGCTGGATTCTTGTTTATAACCATGCCAGCTAGCTTTCTAGTAGTTTCAGCGGGACTTTCTTCGAGTGCAATGATACCTATCTTTTCATTAGTCTTATCAATTATATCTAATACTATTTCTCTTAGCATAGTAGATTTACCTGCACCAGTACCAGAAACCCATAAGCTTATTTCACCTAGCCTCATACCTTTAATCTTATCATTAAGTCCTGAGAAACACTCCGGGTAAGGTAAAGATTCTATCTCATTATATTCTACTAACTTACTCCACAGATCTTCACCAGTAATAATACCTTGAGGACTGTATTGTTGTGCATCCCATATACCTCTGAGTAATGCCATATGTCCTGTGTTAGTTAAAGCTTCTGATGCATCTTTGTGTTGTGTCTTAGCTACCTTTACTTTATCAAAGCCAATAGCATTAGCTAACTTATCTACCGCTATATCACCTGCTTCATCTGTATCTATGAATAGTATAACTTCTTCAAATGATCTAAGGTAATCTCGGTTCTCTACTACTGCCTTTAAGTTAGATGCAGAAGGTATAGAGACTACAGGATAAATTATACCTGTGTTATACTTACTATATGCTTCTGCTACAGCAAGAGTATCTTCTTCACCTTCAGTAATAACAATACGCTTACCGCCTCCAGCAAATATATTCTGACCGAATAAAGTAAGAGGTAGTCTTCCTTCTACTCTAAAGTCTTTAGGGAATAATCTTTTCTTACTACCTACTACTACATTGTTCTCATAGTAAGGGTAGTATACGGCACTAGTACCTCCATCAGAGGATACTTCTCTTGTAACACCAAACATCTCACATATCTTAGTAGATATATTACGTTCAGCTGATGTACCAAAGGGTAAAGACTTTATTGGTACAACAGTATTTTCTTCTTTCTTAGCAAATGCTTTCTTGTTACCCTCACAGTCTGGAGTGAAACACCATGTAGACCCATCATCGTATTCACATTTATTATTAGATGAACCACAAGAATCACAGTTAGTCTTTCTAATTATTCTACCCATCGCTATACTCCTAGCTTGTTACACATTATTAATTGTTCAAATGCAGATTCCACACTTAATTTAGGATTGTTAATTAAGATTTCTGCTGCAAGTATTTCTTTTAGTCTATATACTGCTTGTTCTCTCGTCTCCCCAGTTGTCATTAGATTCACCCAACCCTTCACGAATGTCGCTTGATACTCGTCTGGATGATTCCAATTCTTTTCCACTCTTATGTTGTAAGTCTTCAACAGCTCTTCGTCCTGTTCGGATATCATAGCGATCATCAAGTGTTCTCCTTAAGTATATAAGATCCATGTTGAGTTGCATATTGTCTTCCCAACCTCTACCATACTGTTCTTTCCAAAAGTCTTTTACTTTATTTAAGTGTTGATTCATAGGTACATTAACTAATACTTTAGCTGCTTTAACTTTACCTATACCTCTAAGCCCAGGAATATTATCTGTAGAATCACCCATCATTACTTGAGTATGTAATAACAATGAAGCTTCTTCTTCAGAGATATTAGTATAATCCTTTCTTCTTGTATTATAGTGTAGCCCTGGTACTTGTAACATATCTTTATCTATACTTACTATAATACCAGGATCTTTTGTTTGCCATATAGCTAACAGATCATCTGCTTCCATATCATCTGCTGTTACTGCTTTCCAACTATCTTTTAAATAGTTGTAAGCATATTCAAAGAAGTCTTTTTCTTCTTGAGTTAACTCTTTCTTTCTATTACCTTTGTATGGTGAGTAAATATCCTTTCTAAAGTTACCTATACCTTTTATAGCTATCATGCCATTACCGCCTTGTAGGTCTGACATTATATTAGTTATTGTTTGATCTAACTTCTTCTTAATATCTTTGTTACTTGTAGCACCCCAAATAGACTGGTATACTAGAATGTCTCCGTCAATGTATATATTAGTACTCATCATGTTCTACCTTTGTTATTTCAAGTTCACCCATATGAAGGCCGATTACTATATCAAGTAATTCGTCGGCCTTCTTATCTAACTTCCATAGCTGATAAGACTGAAATAGTATTATGCCTATCAACAGGAAGAATACTTCTATTAACTCCATGTATCTACGTATTCAACTAAATGATCATAGCCCCCAATGTGGAGACCATTAATTACTATTTGTGGTACGGTATTGCCTAGCCTTTCTTTGACATCATCTATAAATTGAGGTTCTTTATCTAGTCGAACTTCATTTATAACACAATTCTCTAGGGAATGCAATAAGTTTTTTGCTTTCTCACAGAATATACAGTTAGGCTTTGTATACATAGTAACTATACGAGGACTAATATACTGATCCATTAAGTAACTCCTTTTTATTTTCATAAGGTGCTACTACCTTACGATAGAACTCCATTTGAGCTCCAGCTAAAGCGCCCATAATATCATTAAGTGTCTGATAGTTATAAGGTCCGTTGTCTGTAAGATAGTCTTGTATCATATCTGCTATTAAGTATTGCATTTCACCTGCAGTTTTAGGTGAGTCATCAAACAATTCTTCTCTTCTTTTTCTTTCAATATATGGCATTAGTGCACCTCTAAATAATCGTTACCTATTTTACAATCACCTGCTTCCATTATCTCTACACCTAATTCTTTAGGTGCTTCAATAAACCACTTACGTATGATTGGTTCTGCTTTGATAGCATCTTCAGGAGATACTTCCCACGTACATTCATCATGGTAGAACAGTAATTGCTTCGCTTCTATACCTTCTTTCTCAAAGGCTTCGTTGATTCGTACAATAGTACGTTTCATTAGTATAGCTTCAGTACCTTGTATAAGGTAGTTGAATGCTTTGTATGCTTCTTCAGTGTAAATACGACGACCATCAAGTCCACGTAAGTAACCTCGTTGTTGAGCTACGTTCTTTACTTTCTCTGTTAAGTTAGCCAATGCAGGCCAGCGATTTAAGAAAGCATCTTTAGCTTTATTACCTGCAATAGAAGATCTACCTAGGATAGTACCTAGTTTCACTCCTCCTGCACCAAATAAGAAAGCAAAGAAGAAAGGTTTAGCTTCATTACGAGTACACTGTATAGCATCAGCGTTCTTCTGGTGTATATCTCCTTTCAATATCTCATCAGACATCTCTTGATCTTTACCAAAGTGAGCTACTACTCTGGCTTGATAACCTGCACCGTCAGCTGATATAAGCACCTTATCTTTAGCAGAGATAAACATTGAGCGTATCTCGCTACCATAAGTAGCTTTAGGTGAGGGTATGTTAGCTATTATCTTGTGTGTTTGACGACCAGTAGCGGCACCAATATCAATAACATCACCATATAATCTTCCATCATGTATGTGTTCCTTCCATCCAGTTAGTATGCTATGTCTTGCTCTTAGTGTAAAGTATTTATCTATATCTTTACCTATATCACCTAGCTTTATTAAGCTATCTGTAGTTAACTTAGGGCTTACCTTATGAAACTGTCCGTTTATTTTCTTCCAGTTCCATTGAGTCGGTTCCCAGCCTATCGTGTAAAGAAATTCTTTAAGATGTTCTTGGTTACCTAGCCTTGCCTCAACTGTTTCTTGTCTCTGAAACTCTTCTCCAGGTTTTATTGGGGGATTATCAGATAAAGCATCAGACACATCAACATAGCGCCCAAGATAGTCGCTGAGTAGCCTTGCAGAAACAGCGGTGTATTCTCCGTTCTTCTTGTATTTAGCTGTCTTCGGTTCTTTGTCGATTGTAATCGTAAGTGTTCCAAGCTTTGGTTCGACTCTTCTTTCGATATCATTCACTTCGCCTTTTATTTTAGTTATAGTACTGTCCAGTAGTTCTTCGTTTATTTCCCAACCATTTCTTATCTGCTCACTAGACCAGTAAGCCATCTGATGCTCGATATTAATTGCATCATCATAGTTAGGGTTAGTCTTCTTAACTTGTTCATACTCTTTCATAAGCATATGATACACAGCTATGTTAGCATCAACATCTGCTACACAGTATTCTACCATATGATCAGAGTAGTTATCAAAGCCACCATCATAATCCATCTTCTGTTCTTCTCCTGCTTGTATAGCAAGAGCCTTAAGACTATGTTTTCTAAATGTTTTCTTACGATGGAAGTCATTTAGCCTTGAGTATATTACCGTATCAATTATCTTGTTACGATCTATAGCGTATCCAGCTACTTTATCTAACACTACACGGTCATATCTCATACCGTTGTGTGCTATAATACCTGTAGCATCATCTAATAACTTAAATGATTCAGATAGGTTAGGGTACTTATCATCATGGTCACTGAAGATATGTAACTCTTTTGTATCTAAGTTACGCATTACTGAAACCCATATTGTGTCCGCTACATCTTGGAAGCCATTCGCTTCGATGTCCCACGCATATATTGTCATAGTGTTTCCTTTAAAATAATAGTTCTAATCCTATAACAACCCCAGGCTTGAGGTTGTTATTTCTTTTTTCAACTCCAGGAGTTAATAATAAATTTATATTATCCCCTAGCTTATAACCTAGTCTAGCATAAGGAAGTGTTTCCTTGTAAGAGTAACCATGTACTAATCCACCTTCAATAAAAGTTTTTTTAGTATCATATCTAAGACCTATATATGGACTTATGTTACCCTCACTATTAAGGAAAGCACCTGATATAACTTGGTTCTTTTGAAATCTTACATGAGGATGTACTTCATTGTAAGAATTATAAAAGCCTATGTGCATAGTGAATACTATACTGTATGCTATTAACAACTTTTTCTTATGAAACATTAACTCTGCGACGGTTATTCTTTATGTAAGATACCATTGCTTGAGTTATATTAAACCTATGTGCTATTATTTTCTGAGGGATAGTAGTTTCCCTTGTTATTTTTCTTATCATCTTAACATCATAGTTATCTAGTTTCCAGTAAGTCATGTTTCTTTTCCTGTCTCTTTGGGGATGTATTTAATTCCTGCAATGTTACCATTGTAGAATTTTAATTTACCTTCATTACATCTCATTGTTAATACGTCAAGCTTATGTTGAAAGTTAGCTTCACCATAAGACAAGCCGCCTCTGGTTTGATATAGTCTTAGCACTAAGAAATTAAAGTTCTCATTACCATGTTTAGCTATATCTAGGTTTAGTTCGGCTGAAGACCCTGTATATGTCTTCCAATTAGTCTCAGTACCGTACCTATAATTCGGAACCTTGACTCCCTTTCTTTTATAATTCTTTTTACCGCCGTGTAAAAAGTTTTTCTTGCCCACATAATATCTATCATCAACAGAATTATGTATAGCATATACAAAACCATGAAGACCCACAGGTATAATAGGATTATTACTAATCCAGTGGCCCTGATCTTCATGGTTACTACCAACTTTAATTAAGCCTTTAAGATCTGTATATTTAATCATAGTACTCTACAACAGCATCAAGTGCATCTTGCAAATCATAGTGTACCTCTGTAGCATAAGTGTAAATGAATGGATGTTTAAATTGATCAGGATCTACTAAAGCTATAATGATTTTATCCCATTGATAAGCTTGAGCTACTTCCATTACTGTACCCCATTTCTTTCCTGGCATTGAGTCTCTTAGATCAGCTAGTATTACATGTGATCGTTTGATATCAGCCATATCTTGAGCTGTAATACGCTTAAGCTTATTGTATGTAGATATATCATCATCTGCTTCTTGATCATGAATAGGTGCACGCCTTGTAGGATGTAAGCACTTAATGTCAAAGTCATCTAAGAACTTATCTGAGTAGTCACGCCATCCAGTCATATCTGAATTGCTAACATGCTCCATTGCACCTGCGGTATAAACAAAATCTTGTTTCATTACTTATTACCTTTCTTTCTCAAAGTAAATCGGTTAGCCCAGAGAACCTGAGCTAACTGTGTTGTATAGTAACTAACGTTATACGTAGGAAGGATCCATGCGGACCCATTCCTAGTATCAACTCTAATTAATTTCTTCTCCATTAGAAGTCTTCACCTGCCCCTTCATAAGCAACATAGTCTGTCACTTGTAAGGCAACTAGCATAGCTGAGACACCTGATTTACCACCAACATTCCAGTCATAAGAGAATAATTTGATATGACCTTTAGTGCCATTACCCATATTCTTTATTTTACTTGGAGCCATTTCCTCTTTATCTAAGTCAATAACTTTAGGTGGATCTTGCTCTTCTCCGTTAGCTTTAATTGCTTTACGTTTAATGTTAGCATACCAGGTTTTGTTCTCACCTGACTTCATCTTAATACCGCTACTCTCTAGTTGAGCTTTGGTTGCTTCATTGTCCGTAACAACTTGCACGTCCCATTGGAGTGTACCAAATGGAGAATGTTTGTCAACTAGTTTAGCCCAGTTAAATGTTACGTCTCTTACTACCATTACTTGATTAGCCATTATATTATTCCTTTTCTAATGGATTGTTATTGTATCAGAGTGTAGCTCTACAATTATTTGTAGCACTATTTCTTCTACATTATCAGAGTTAACTTCATTGTTAACACTAATTTCGAATAGCTCTGTCATTACAAAGCTAGTTTTATCTTCAAAGACATCCCAGAATACAGGGAAATCTTCGTATCCGTTTACTGACAGATACTTGTAATTAGCTATGGGAAATCTTACATTATCTCTCATCTTGCTTTTTGATTACTTCAACAAGGTAATTAGCATACCATTGTATCTTTAATGCGTCCTGTTGTTTAGCATCTTTCTTACCAAGACGTATACTATACTTGAGTATCTGACCTACTAAGTGTGCTTCAATACCTTTATGGTGATCAAGAATATAGTTCATAAGATCCATATACTCTAGGCCTTCAGGATAGTTACCTGCAGGTATTACTTTATAATGAGCAGGATTAATAATACTATCTTTAACTCTCTCATTCATATCTTTAAAGTCACCATGAAAGTCTAAAGATATGGTTGTTTCTTTTTCTTCTTCTGGGTCTAGTCTCATTAGTTCCCTTCCTTTCTCTCTGTCGTAAGTTATTAGCTCATCCATGACATCCATTCTTTCTGTCTCAGTTCTAGCATGAGTTAATCTGTGTACTATGTCAGCACGGTTCATTTAATTTCCTTCCTACGAAAATAGCGTTCCCTTTTAATAATGGACTATACATTTAGATATTAAGTCCTTCCATCATCTTTCTCTTTTGTCTTGCTCTCATAGTACGCTCAGCCCAAGACTCATCAGCACCTAGTGCCCATACCTTATCATCTTGATTTGATACAGACAATACTAAGTCCTTGATTTTAATTAATTTATCTACAGCATCTCCGTTATGATACCAATTAGCTTCTCTCATTTCTTCTCTTGTACCTGTTATTTGTAGTGCTTGTACAAAGTATAATGTTCTATTATTGTCACGAGAATATTCTTCTGCTGATATAGGAAAGGCTCTACTACCTTGATACTCTAATAATTGAAAACCAAGATCACCTACAGTATCGAACCAATGTTTATTTACTTTGATAGTAGGATTATATCTCATTGGAGTAATGCTTCTAACATCTTTAGTGAATGTTGCCTCATCATCTTCATCTTTAGTAACAAAGCTATAATTTAAATTAAATAAATGATTAGAACCTATATGACTTAGTTTTCTATTAAGACCTATTACCTTGTCTTTATATTCGTTTCTAATTATATCATCTTCAGTTTCATTTAGCTTATAGTCAAGATATATTTCTTTCTTTACTATTTCAGACATAGTACTAGCTAGGTAATTACCAATCCTATCTCTTATATCCCACAACGGTTCGTATTCATCTTTATCTTTCATATCTTTAGAATACATTCTATTGGCTTCATAAGAAGTACTATAGTTAGAGTAGCTATAATACTCTCTACTCTTATCTGAAAAGTTAATAAGAACTAATAATTCTCCGTTAACACTACCATTCTTTGTAGATGAATTAAACTTTTCAAACAAGTTACTTTTTACAAGCTCATATAACTCTTTTAAATTATAGTTAACGCTTGTTGCTTGATGTTCAATATGTCTTACTAAAGAGTAGTATCTATTAGCTTGGTATGGTAAAGACTTAGGATCATTTGCATGACCTTCTTCTGTATAATACTTACCATTAAGTTCTTTATAATCTCTAAACATTGTTATATCCTTTCGTGCTTAGAATTTTACAGACACAAGTGTGCCATAAGGGTTTTCTTTATTCTGACCAGTTGATAGCCATAACACAGGCTTTTCAGGTTCTGGAGGCCAATCCCAGAACTCACAGTCCGAGAAGCAAAGTATATTCTCTACTTCAGGAAGACATTCTTCTACATACTTAAATCCTGGTGACATATCTGTACCACCACCACCTACAAGAGCTAACTCTGTTATATCATCGTAAGGATCGAAGTCATAACATGTAGCTACAGTAGTGTCCACACATATTACATGAGTTGATTTAGGTTTTAAGGTTTCGTTTATTGATTGTAACTCTGATAAGAACACTTCTCTCTCAGCTTTAGATACAGATGCAGAGGTATCTATAACGACAGCTACAGGTCCTAGTGTATTAGATATCATAGCAGGAGTATATAATTCAAACTCAGATAACAGCTTACGATTAGGTCTCTTCCACGAAGGACTATCAGGATTGCTACTCATAAGATAAGTAGGTAAGTAAGACTTCCAGTTAACTTGAGGTTCTCTTATACTCTGAACTAAATCAGATAACTTACCACTAATTTCTTGTCCAGCTTTCTTAGCCTCTTGAGCCGCTGAAGCTATCATCTGATCTACTTCATCTTTAGCTTGCTCTAATTCTTCACCTGTAAGAGGATTACCTTGCTCATCGGTTATAGGTAGTACACCACCCCAGGAAGGAGCTTGATTATATTCATCATCATCTATTAGATCATATACCTTTTCTCCATTCATGTTAATATACTTATCATCTATTAAAGCACCCGGTGGTAGGCTAAATCCTTCTTCTATTAAACTATTATTTATAGAGAAGTCTGTAGCTATATTCCACTTCTTATGTTCACGTTTACCCATGCGGAAATGATGTCCGAATATAACATGCCATACCTCATGTGCTATAGTGCCCATTACTTCTTCTTCACTACATTCATCTACAAATTCTTTGTTCCATAGTATAGATCTACCATCAGTACACATAGTCTTATAGTCAGTAGTTTCTCTGACGTTTAATCTAAGTGCACATGTACCGTAGAAAGTGTAGTTAGCTACAAGTTTAATTATAGCTCTGCTTACTTTTGTTTGAGCATCCATTGTATTATACTTTCAATTTGATTTGCATTAAATCATAGAGTTCTGATTCAGTAGCCTCAAAGTTACTGTTCTCTATGCGGTTAAGTATTATTTGATTAGCCCATTCTATCTCCTCATCTGTTGGTTCATCATTAGTGTCAGTAGATTTAAACAAATCTTCCTGTAACATCATGTCGAGAGCAAACGCTATTATATCACTTGCTATCAACTTCTTTCTCTTTAGCCTCTAATATTTGGTTAGCCATAGTTAATAGGCTTACCTCATCAAGGCCTGCATGTTCTGATTTAAGTTTATAGTATTGTTCTAACAGTAAACTCATACGTTCTCTATTCTTATACTCAGCCATACGTATAGGGTCTTTATCTACATCTTTAAATTCCTTGCTCATTGTATTAATCTCCATATTAAATTAAGTGCAAAGCTAAATGAAGTCATTAACCCCAGGACAGCGAATATTAGTACAGCCCATACAAATAAGTTCATTAGCTTTTCTTTCTTCTTATAGTTAGTTGTGTTAAAATATTTATCACTCATCTTATTGTCCTTTCTTTAACCCAAAGTCTTTTAAGTTTATTTTGTCTACCACCTTTAGCTCCTGTTTCTCTACGAGCTTGTTGTGATTCCCATTGATCACCATCTTTATAGGTTCTTATGTTGAATACTTCACGCATCCTTTTATTCTCAGCCTTACATACTGATTCATGTGCTAGTCTAAGTCTATCTTGTACGTCTAACATTATTCATCTCCACTTAATAAACCAATTAATCTTCTACGATTAGTCTTTAAAGAGTTTAACTCTTGTATAACCTCTTCTATCTCAATTACAGTCTGATCTATTGAATCAGGATCTACCTTACTTAACCTAAC